TGATTCCAAGGGAGAGTTTGGTATGTGGCAATCGTGCCGTCAGCCAACTTGCCGATAAAGGCATGAACGCAGACCTCTCTGCCGCCGGGATGGTAGGTGTTCCAATGATTGCCGTACTGGTTTTTACCGAGCAAACCATCATCAGGACCTACATAGCGTTTTAGGTTCGGGTTGTTTGCACCCGTGGAATGAACCATGATACCCTTAACCGTGATTTTCCTGCCTGCTTTGTAACAGGCGTTTTCCGTTAAAATAAGTTTGTGTAAATTCATGTTACTTTCCCTCACTTTCCTTATTGTTGCGGTCATGGAGCTGCTCCAAGATTTCCTTCATCTTCTCCGGAATCGGCAAACCAAGATGGGATGCGTTTTCCAAAAGGCTGACACCTTCATTGGAGATGTAGAAGAAAATAACCGCCGTTCTCAGCACACTGCCGTCACCGATGACATTGGCATCCAGGATGTGTGCCACGCCGACCATCGCAAAAATCAACACTTTTCGACAAATTCCCTTAAATCCGACCGAACTGGAAAGGTTCTTGTCCACCACAGCACACATGACTCCCGTGATATAATCCACAACCACGAAAACAATCAGTCCGTAAAGCAGACCGTCAAACCCACCGAGAAACCAGCCGAGCCAACCACCGATGGCGGCAAAGATGATTTGAATGGTGTTCCATAAATCCTTCATAGTTAAATCCTCGCTTTCATAATTTTTTGTATGCAAAAAGGGCACCTACCACATGGTAGATACCCTAAAAGCCGTTATTCAGTTTGCTTGGGCAGCCACTCCCAGACTCGCATATCCTCCTGCCCAAGGGACCACATACACATCCCTCGCAGTTTCCATCGGTATGCTGCCTGGTTCGCCCAATAGATCAGGCTGTCCACATCCTGGTAATACAGAATTGAAAAGCCGTCTGCATCTCCAAGGAACAGCCTTGAAATCCATATATTGATATCCCTTGGGATGATTTTTGCCGTGTAGTCATTGCCACACTCCAAAGCCATCACATGGGAATGGTAGAACTCATAGTCCAGGGAGATACTTTCATCCCTTGTGGACGATTCCTCCACATCGGAAGTCAGCGTGAACACTTGGAACTCCTCATCCCATGTGCAGTTGCTACGCTCAATCCTGCCGAAAGAAGTCTCCGTTCCGTCCGGCATTACCACATCGAACCTCTCATATGGCTCATACGTCCAGGCGTCACCCAAACGGAGCAGTTGGCAGTTGATTTGGTTATCGGAGCGGATGCCTGCATAACCGCTGATATCGCTGACCGTTGCCGTAAATCGTAGCGTATAGGATGCAGAGGAATAAACTCGCACCTTATTTCCACGCTTACGCATCTCAATGGTATAGATATTGGGATTGGTGCGAAGGTCAGCCTTTGCGGTTTGGGAGAAATCAGTGGCATAGCTGCCTTTGAGTGTAGACCCCTCATACAGTTCGATGCACTGGCTGTCATAGTTAAAACAGCAAAACAGCGAACCGAGGAACACACCCGCTTTGCCGCCACCGTTTTCCGGGAAGATAATCTGTGCCCTCAGATGGATATCGGAAAAGCCGTTATAATTCCAAGCAAGCTGACCGTAACCCTCAAGCTGTGAGTATGGTCGGCTTGTATCACCATAAGGCAAATCCTCCTGCCATACATCCCATTCGCCGGAGAGAACCGTCCAGTAACTTTCCGGGATTTTCTGCTCATCACGAAAGTCCTCATACCAAACCAATGCCGAGTCAGGCTTTCTGCGTAGCATTTCCAATGTCAGCTTGAACCCTGTGGCGGGTCCCACCATATCACCGTTTACATCCTTAAACTTACGAGGAGCAAGGGTGTATTCCGCTTGACCTGCAGTGGGTTCTTCTGAAAAATCCGTGCAAACACGGAAACCATAGAACTGCACACCGTTGACGCCAACAGAAATGGTCAGTGTATGCTCTCCGGCAGATAGGCTTACTCCCTTGGCGAGAGTTGCCCAGAAGGTAGTCCTCCAATATGGCCACCAAATCCTATCCTCGGAAAAGTGAACCATGCTGCCGTCCAACGATGCGTAAATGCTGTTCTTATCCCAGAACGGGTAACACAAACGAACCGCCACATCATAAGTTCCAACTTCATCAATCGTAAATTTGTAGGTGGCTGTACCCTCATCACCCAAAGTGACCAGTGTTTTCGATACCGAAACAACACCACCGTAGCTGTCCGGCTCGGCATCGTGGTCGATAATGATTTCTCCAAATTCCGTGTGCTGCTGTTTTGCATAAGCGGTCAGATATCTTCTGCGGTTATAGGTTTCGTTCATCAGCGGATAGGAATAATCCGTTGCATCTCTGCCTTCCATGTAATCGTACACATGAGGCAATGCCCACGGTCCCATATCATAATCATCCCAATAGGAAACTATCGGAATGAATGGCTGCGGAGGCGCATCATCGGTAAAATTGTAAACACCCTGCATCCAGTATTTCGCTGCATAATAGGTGTGGGAAGTTCCTCTGTAATATTTGCCCAGGTTCTCCGGTGTATCGTAAATCTGCCAGTTCCATCCGTAGGCAGGCATACCGAGGAATACTTTATCGGGGTTCATTACCTGTGTAGCATAGTCGTAAATGCCTTCAAGCCAACTGCGAGGCGAAACAGGTCCGGGAGCAGAACCCGCCCAAGCCATACCATAACTCATGATGGATGCCGTATCGCAGTATTGGTCGAGGTCACCGTATACACACCAGTTCTCACCACCGACCGAGCCGTTGACCGAAGTCATACCCGGCAGGCAGATGTTCATCTCCTTGGTGGAGTCATAGGCTTTGACCGTTTCATAGATGTGCTTGAACATTGCCGTAGACGCTTCGTGGGTGGAATAGTCATCGCCTTTTTCAAGGTCGATATCCACGCCACTGCACCACGGATATTTCTCCATGATACGGACAAGTTCCGAGCAGAAGGTGTCCTGTGCGCCGTCCGTGTTATCACGGAGAGCCTTGAAGATAGAGTTTGCACCGTCATTGGCAATGGTAAGCAACCAACGGATGTGGGGCCACTTGTTGATGTAGGTCAGCATATTGCTGATAGCAACACCGCTCTCGGTAATCGTTCCCGTGGCATCCACCTTGAAAGAAAACAGACCAATGGTGTCGATACGGTCGCCGTAATCACGGAGAGCCTCATACATACGGGCATTGCCCATGAATGTCCACACCATGATGCGTTTGCCTTTTAATTTATCCCTCAAATCGAAACACCTCCATCCGACATCTGCTGCAATTCAAAAAGCACCCTGGCAGACTTTCCGTCCTCCAAGGTAACCATGTGCTTGGAATCCCAAGCGGCACTGTATTGATAAAATCCCTCTTTCGGTTCGGTGACACCGTTTTTGGTGCATTCTCTGACCGAAGCCAAAAGTGCAAGGTCATCCTCGGCAGCGAGAGCATTTGGGAAAACAACTCTCTGACCACCCACACCCTGGGCAAGTTGCACCGAGCCTGCCGCCATATCGGATTTGGGGTAGATATGGATGTCCAGACCGCCGGAGGTGTCACCGACATTGCAGACAATGACCGTTTCCGCAGAGCGAACCACACCATTGAACCACACCTTGGAGTCTTCCGTCAGTCGGCTCTCGGTGTGAGGCACATAGCCTGTCAGCGCCGGTCCCTCTTGCAGCATAAGGTCAGTAAACCAAATCGTGCCGGAGCAGTTGGTAAGGGTAGGTTTTACCGTAACACTCACAACACGCATATCCTGCTTTTTGTTTATGACCTCTGCCAGTCGGATAAAAACGGGATTAGCCATCAAGCACCCATTTCATCTCACAAGGATGACCTACCCATCCCGTGGCTACAGAACCCGGCTGCAGCAAGAGGTCTGTGATATATAAAGTGCCCGTGCAATCGGTAATGCACACACGCACCGTAATTGATTTGACCTTGGAGAAGTAGCTTTCCGGCGTGATCTTCTCCGAGGTTTTAGAAAAGTAAGCCATAGAGCACCTCCATCAATAAAGATCGATGAAACGGGACTCAATGCTGCCGTCCTCGTATTCGATGACTACCTCAATACCGACCTGGGAGTCACTGCCCAGCTTCTCCAAATCGTCAGAAGCAATCTGCGCTGACAGCGTATAACTGCTGCGGTTGGATGGGTACACGGTCTGGGCAAGGCTTAAGGTCATGCCCTCAACGCCCACAGCCTTAAAGGATGCCGTGCCGGACGCACCGTTTTCTCCGTCAGCCTCGAAACCGGAACTGACCCAATAGGCAAGACCGTCATCGGCACGGGAGTTTCGCAGATGATTGAACGGCACAAGTTCACGGATATCGTTGTTGGATACCATGCCTGTACCTTCCAGAGCATCGGCAATGGTATCGATGGAACTGACCGAACTGCCGAGGTTTTTCAGTGTGGTGGAAAGTTCAAGTACCGTGTTCCAAGGCTCCTGCAGGTTGTATTCACGGCGCACGATACGGGTGGTAACCGATAACCCCAAATCCTTATCCTCCACTCGGACATAATCGCCCAAGTTCCAAGCCTCATGTTCATAGCCCGTCAGTACCGACAAGTCCATCGCATTTAGCACATAGGAAACGGAAGGCTTACAGTATTCCGCAAGGCGCATAGCCGTGTATTCCTTCATCTGATATGGATTGGTAAAGGAAGAACAATCCAAAGTGGTAATACGCACTTCCTTGGAATAAGTGAAATCCTCAAGGTAAGGCTTGCCGCCGTTGATGTCGGCAAAGGTCATGCCGTTGGCACCCGTGGCATAAAGCCTTGTTACAAGGGAGCGGGTATCCACAACACGCTCGATGCTTTTCATATTCTTCTTATAGGCAAACAAGGCACCGCTGTCCTTGCCGTTGACCGTCAGCAGATGCACCAGTCGGTTCGGACAATCAAATACAAGGTCACCACCGTGAAGATTGGCAACGCTGCGTAAGATGGAAAGTGCGTTTTTCTCCGAACTCGTCCAGGTACGTTTGGAAGTCACATTGACCGTTCCCACACTCCACTCGGTATCAGCAAGGGCATACGCCATAGCCACATCCGCCATTTCCGCATCAAACTTCTTTTCTTCCTTACGGACAGAAAAAGTAAGGTCATAAAACTCCGCCTCGGCATACACCTGCGTTACCGTGTTTCCGGTGCTGTCCTTCACATCCGTAATGGTACGCACCTTATACACATCATCTACGATTTGGATTTTCTTTTCGTTTTCCAGATACTTTCGTTTGCTGTCACGGAACGGAATGGAAAAAGTCAGCGTGTCCTCGCCGTTGATTTCGCCCGTTACGATGATATCGTAGGCATTCTCCAAAATGGCCTCCCACGCTCCGTTATCATCAAGCACCACAGGACGGGCATAGCCGATTTTCTCATAAGGTGCTTTCGGAATGTCATAAAGACGGATATCGATGAGTTTCGGTGTCTTGGAAGTGTCCGAAGTGGTCAGCGTTACCTTGAAACGGATATAGTTTCGGTTTGGGGATTGCAGTTTTCCATCTGCACCGACCGATACCCAATCACTCCAATCCACAAGGTCATCACTGGTGGAGGTTTCCACCGATGCCACCGCCGTTGTGCCTGCGATATATTCACTGGTATAGGACACTCGTCCCGTGCCGGAAAGGTTGCACTCCGCTGCTTTTGTATAAAGAATACCGCTTTCAGGGTAAACACCATCCGTTGCTTTCAGGGTAACACCGCTTGCATCGGTCAAAGCATCCACATCCGAAGAACTGTCTGCACCGTTACAGAGGATGGTGGCGTTGAAATAATCCACCAGATCATCTGCGGTAAGCGGCGAATCACAGTCCAGGAACCATTCATCAAAGCCACCTGCGTAATAATAGGTGTCGGTGTGCATACCGATAACAAGGTCAGCCGTGCAGGAACGGTTCAATTCTCCACCGATTGTCAAAACTTCGGATTTCCATACCGTACCGGAAGAACGGTCACCAACAACATAAGTGAACTTCTTGTTGTTCGGCTCAATAACTCCGGCAATGAAATACCACTTGCCATTCTGCAAAGAGAAAGATGGCGTTACGGTCTTATCCAAAATAAGACTGCCGGAGGAATTATAAAGCATAATTCTCGGCTTGCCGGAATACAGAGACAGATAGAAAATCGGCTGTCCCGGACCGTAACGGGTATTGAATATCGGACAGAATGTATTGCCTACGGAATAAGTGGTAGGACACATCCAACCGCCCACGATGATACGCTCACCAAGGTTTGCAAAAATTGTGCCGTCATTAGTCACCTGCAGGTGAGTTTTCTCCGTAGTCGGATTATTGATATTAAAGCGAATCTGACGCCCTTTCGGACTTTTACTAAGATTGGCGGTTGTGCCACTCCAATTTACAACAGTAAAGTTGCGTCCATAACCGGAAGAGTCGGCAAGCGCCGTATCCTCATCCGGTGCAGACTCGTTGAAACGTCACAGACCAGAGGCGGCATACTCCGCAGGAAATTCTCCTGTGAAATCTGTTTGCTTATTCAGAATCATTTTCAGAGACATACCGTCACCTCCATCTGCTTTTCGCTTGAATTTGCAGTTCCGTCAGCGTGGCATTGTTTACTTCCACCGTGACGGTGTTCTCTCCGACAGCAAGGGTCGGAAAGTTCAGTTCCTGTAAATACGGCAGACCGTTTCGCAAAGTCTCGCCGTTTTCATCGACCACATAGGCTGTCATTTTATCGGTATCCACAACAAGGGTTTCTCCTTCAGAGAGGGTTGCGTTTACGATTTTCAGTTCCGAGCCGTTTGTGGTAATGCTGATATAATTGCTTGCTCCTGCTGTTATCACACCCTTAATGCGATACACAGGCAGGGACTCAATATTTCCAATTGTTCTTGTAATGGTGTGAACACCTTCCTCCGTAATGGAGAAAGTTTCATCTGTGATGGCATATCCGAACGGGTCAGGGCAGAAAAACTTCAGTTCAAAACTGCCCGCCGAGCGGATGAGCCTTTCACAGTCCACTGCATCATTCAGACGCGCCATGAAATATCTGTCCGGCACATCATCAAGCACAAGCTGACGCAACCCCTGCACAGGGTCAAGCCATGCAGCCACATCATCCAAGGCAAATACCAATGCCGTAAAGCTGTGTTTCGGATAGACATTGCACTGTACCTTTATTTCTCGGTAATCAAAGTCAGCGCCGAAATCTGCCACACCGTATTTCCCCGGCACGGTGGTGGTAAAGTTTCGAAGTTTACCACACACCTGCCATGAAGTCAGACGGGCTTTGATACCCATGCTTGCCGATGTAATATCATTAAAAATAAACCCCATAGGTCAAAACCCTCCTTTATGCCGTAGTGAAGTGACCCTGTGCACGGGAGCCACTCTGAATCAAGTTGTAAAGTTCCTGGGAAATCTTACGGATGTCCTCTTCGCTTCGGACAATCATCTGCTGGATGGTAATCAGCGCACCGTAACCCGTTCCAATACCGGAAACCGTGTCATTTCGGTTGACCGTACCATTTACATTGAAGTCCGTAGGCAGTGCCGTGGTCATGTCATCCGCAAGGCTCTGCATCACATCATTGATGTCCTGGCTCATGCCTTCAGCGGCAGCAACCGCATCCTTACCACTGGTATTGATAGCGCCTGCCAAGCCTTCCACCAACATCTCGCCAATCCATGCCATCTCATCCGAAGGCGAATGGATACCGAAGAAATCGCAGATACCGTCCCAGATGGAAGAAATCCACCCGGACACCTTGTTCCAAAGCCAGGACGCAAGGGACTGGATGCCCTGCCACAAGCCTTTGACAAGGTTGACGCCGACCTGCGCCATTTGGGATACGCCTTTGCTCAAGGCATTCACAATACCTGTGATAATCTGAGGCACAGCCTTCACGATTGTTGCAATAATGGTCGGCAGATTCTTAATCAGTGATGTCAGCAAGCTGATACCCGCCTGTACAATCTGCGGAATATTGTTGATGACCGCATTGACGATGCCTGAGATGATTTCCGGGATAGCAGCCACAATGGTTGTGATGATTTCCGGCAATGCCTCAATCAGTGCTACCAACAGGTCAATGCCTGCCTGGATAATCTGTGGAATCGAACCCAGCACCGCCGTGATGATTCCGTCAATAATCTGTGGTATTGCCTCCACAATTGCCACGATAATTTCCGGCAATGCAGAAACCAACGAAGTCAGCAACTGAATGCCTGCGTCTATGATTTGAGGGATTGCACCAATCACAAAGTCCACAATAGCAAGTATGATGGATGGCAGTGCCTCAATCAGCATCGGAATGGCGGTTAGCAAACCTTCCGCAAGACCCATGATAAGCTGAAGTGCTGCATCCAAAATCATCGGAAGATTGGAAATCAGACCCTCAACAATTGTGATGATTGCCTGCACTGCTGCGGGGATAAGTTCCGGCAGTGCCGAGCCGATGCCCTCCACAAGGGAAACCACAATCTGAACGGCGGCATCCACCAAAAGCGGAAGGTTCTCAATCAATGTGTTCACTATGGTCATCAATGCCTCAACCACTGCGGGTATTAGCTGTGGTATCAGCGTCAGCAGCGTGGTCAGTACCTGGGAGAACAGGTCAACCACGGTATCCAGTAAGGTTGGGAGCAAATCACCCACGGTCGCAATCAGTGCATTCAGTGCTGTTGGCAGAGCTGCAATAATATTTTCAATGACTGGGGTAATATTGGTCAGCACATCCTGGAATGCATCCACCACATTGTTGCAAAGCTGCTCGATGTCTGCATCCGCATTGCCGAAGCCTACAATAAGGTTATCAATGGCGGCCTTCATGGAGTTCATAGAACCCTCAATGGTATGTTCCGCCTCTGCTGCTGTCGCACCCGCAATACCCATGCTTTCCTGAATGACGTGGATGGCAGATACAACATCAGCATAAGAACTGATATCGTATTCAATACCGGAAATAGCCTGTGCATCGGCAAGCAGACGCTCCATTTCTGTCTTGGTGCCTCCGTAGCCGAGTTTCAGATTATCCAGCATCGTATAGTTCTGCTTGGCAAAACCCTGGTATGCCGTCTGGATGGTGGCAATATCAGAACCCATCTTATTTGCGTTATCCGCCATGTCGGTGATTGCCATATCCGCATACTCCACAGCCTTTTCCGTATCTCCACCCAGGGATTGGATAAGAGATGCAGAGAAAGATGTGACCGTGGACATATAATCGTTAGCGGACATACCCGCCGTTTTATATGCATTATTGGCGTATTCCTGGAGTTTGCCGGAGGACTCTACAAACAGGGTGTCGATACCACCAACAAGCTGTTCGTATTCG